AAACAATTTATGACTTTTGTGGTGAAGTTCGATCTTTTGATGGAGAACAATGGGATGCACACTTTCAGATATGGGGAGCAGAATTAATATGTGATTTTCGCTGTGATTTTGCTTCACCAGAAAAAATAGAAGAAATTCAGAGGTATTATGCTATGATGTATGATGGTGTTACTAATTGTGGGGGTACTTTACTTCACCTTATTGGCAACTCATCAGGTCATTATAATACTGGTGTCGATAATTCTCTATTCGCTATAATGAATGTGTGGTTATACTGTTACAGAAATAATATTAGTCTACAAGATGTATTATTTTATGTGTGTGGTGATGATTTAATCATTACCTCAGTAGATCCCAATTTCACTACTAAAGGGTTACAAAATTCTTCCAATAAAAATGGTATCTATTTGGAGAGTATATCAGAAGAAGCAACTCCGTTTTATGAGTGTGTCTTCTGTGGAACTCATCCTGTGGATATTAATGGAAAAATTAGGTATACTTATGATGTAGTGAGACAAACTAGTTCTCTTCACTATTGTATGCGTGGAGCTTCAGCATTTGAATATTTTTCTAAGTTATGTTCAATAACTACTAATTTATTCTATTCTGGATGCTACTACGAGCTTATGTCCCTAGTAGAGAAGTTTTATGTTACATATGCAAGCTTGACGCCTGAATGGATTAGCACTTATAAAAGTGTTATGTATCCTTCACTCTGTTACTCATATTCTCTTTCTGATGTTATACCGTTACATTAAATATTTTACATTTTTTTATATTTAATTTTTAAAACGGTCTTATGTAATCAACGTTCCGTTTTAAAAGCTATATAATATCAAAAACGAAGGTAACACTTTCTGTCTTTTTTAATTATTTAATTAAATTTAAAACTTTTATTTTACAAATTTTACCAATTTGCTCAACAGTTCAAACAGATATACAAAATGACTTCAATACAGGGAAATCAAACACTCCGCAAACTCATTGATGAACACAATTTACCATTTGGAGATACTGAAAATGGAAAAAATTGGTGTATCAAAGCTCTACATCCATCAGATCCGCTCACACAGGTTGATGGAATTCCGGATGATTGCGTGCAATCTTCTATTCTTATGAATTATCAAGCTGCTTTCACTTTTACTTGCAATCCAACTGCTACAGGAACTTGGGCCTTTCAAGGTTCTATTATTCCTCATCCAATTGGTATGGCATGTGTTAATACAGAAGATAATGTAGGAAATCAGACTCTGGAATTTCTTAATCCAGAAATTGCAGGAGCAACTCATGCAGCTAAATATGGAGCTTATGCAGCCTTATTTAATAGGTGGCGTTTGGCTTATTGCGGAGCTACTATTTATCAGGATGGAGCTGATCTTTTAAATCAGGGTACAATTACTGTCTGTCAAAGACCTTTAGAACTTGCTAAACTCAC